ATATCTGCTATTTTATTTTCAGATAGTTCTTCGTATATCTCTGTTTTAATTTGCTTTTCTAATTTTACTGTTTTGTATTGTTGCTTAATATAGTTTCTAGCTTCTTCTAACTCAGTAAACTTTGTTTTTACACTACCAATAAACACAGTGCCATCTTCATCTTTTTGTATAAGATGATCATAGCATCGAAGCTGTTCAGTTATCTTCTTGCCTGATAACTTTTTTCTGAACTGATTAAAATACATTAAACTTCCTGTTCGTCAGTTTCTACATCAGGCACCGGAGTATCCGCAGTATCCTGAACCTCTATATCTAATTCATCTTCTGTGTCTACAACGTCTTCTACATCTGCTGATTCTAGATCTAATTCTGTATCATCTTCTGATGATAGATCTTCTACGTCTGCAGACTTAAACATATTTTGTGCAACATCTTGTCTCATTACATCTAATCGATCTGAAACTCTTGCTGACATTTCTTTATTAAATGCGTTATCAATTGCAACTGAATCACCGCCTTGAATTGCATCTATAATATCATTTACACCGCTCATTGTTGTTCTCCTTGTTCACTGTCATCTGGCTGCTCTTGATCATCTTGATCTTGAGCTTGGCCACTTCTTGCTGCATCGTGCTGGGCTTGGAACTCAGCATCCTTTATCATCATCTCTCTCTCATCTTCAATCTGACCATCAATTTCTTTAATTTCATCTTCAGATTGTTTCAGTATGAATCTTCTTACATATTCTTGTGAATAATACTTACCAACATATTGATCTAATTGTTGAAGTACATTCAAACGATTCATCATAATATCAGTATCTCTTAATTCAGCAAAGTTATTATCTTCTTGATAGTCAAATCGAACATCTTGTTCAATAGTAGTCCAATCATCAAGACTAATAATACCTTTAAGTACTAATTGCATCTTTAAAGTTTCTGCAAATAGTACAGAGAACCGTTTTCTTAATCTCTCTATAAATTTGTTAAACTTAACCTCGTCTCGTGTAATCTCACTTGAACGACCTAAACTAAATCCTTGTGAAGGCTGTAGTCTTGATACAGGTACATTCAATGCTTGATACAATTTAGTTTGGAAATAATTAATATCAGCAATATCTCCTAAACCTTGGCCACCAGGTAGTGTAGTAATTTCTGTACCTTTACCACCTTCTCTACGAGGCATCCAAAAATCTTCCATCATACTAAGATGTTTTTTATCATCTCGTATTTCACCGGTTGTTGCATCATAAACAATTTTATTTCTAAACTTATTCATAATATCGTTAACATATTGTTCAGCCTTCATCTTAGGAAGGTTACCTACGTCAACATAGAACACTCTTCTTTCAGGTGCTCGTGAAACTCGATAGATGACTACAGCATCTTCGATCATTTTTAATTGGTTTACAGGTTTAATTGCTTTATGCAAATGACCTAACATCATTGTTGTGTTACGGTCCATTAAACCAGATGGTGCGTATACAACGGAATCTAAACTAAGTTTAACACCTTGTGTTGTATTCTCATTGATTCCTTTGTCATGGTAAATATAATATTCTTCTACATTTACGACAACTTCTACATTTTTTTCATTCTTTTTCTTTGTAACATTTTTGATCTTACGAATTTTACGTGGATCAATATATCTTACTTCTGCAATCCCTTTTTTAGGATTGTTATTGTCTAGTAATATATGATAGTAAAGTCTACCATCAACATACCATGATCTAAACATGTCATGGCCTTTAGAGCCAAAGTGATAGAGTTTTAATACATTTTCAAACTCATCACGTATTTTATTTTTAATACCTTCAGATAATTCTACATCATCTAGTACAATATCAATAGGTGATTCATCACTGTTTGCAGTAATAGCTTCATTGATAATATCTTCAATTGCACTATCACAATCAGAGTATTGAGCAACCTGTCTGTATCTTCGTATGAGGTCATTCTCAGTCTTGATGGTACCTTCTAAATCTAATGTAGCGCCGTAATAAGCAGCAGTATTAGATGATATAAGGGTAGAGCCATCATCAACCGCAGGGGCTACTACGGCCCCTTTAGGTTGCTGTTCTTTTTTCCTCTTTATCTCAAAGCCGAATATATCCATAATATACCTTTTATAATAAAAACACTACTAGAATGGTAATGGGAATGTACCGATAGGTGTATCCACACTAACGTTAACACCAAATCCAGAACCACCATCGGTTGTATTAGATGTCCAGTAGTTGTATGTCCATTCAATATCAAACATTTCGATAACGTTATTTGTTTCGTAATCTAACTGAATTGGACTAATTACAGTTGGATATGCGTCTCTAAATGTATATGATTTAATTGCAGCACCATTTCTATCTAATTGAGTTACTAATAAGTCAACTTGATAATCGCCTGGGTTTGTTCTACCGTTTGTTGCTGTGTGGTTCATAATACCGTCTGACCAACGCTCTAGAGCATTACGTACAGCGAATGTGGTATCATTATACACAGATACCGTCCATGGTGCAAATGTTCTTTCGCCTGCAAAGTTAACTTGACGGCCTCTATAGAAAACAGGTGTGTTATCTATAGTTGATTGTGGTAATTGCGCAGCTTTACACATGAACTGCGCATTAATTCCAACCAAAGTACCGGCAGTAACAAAGTTAGGAAAGGACAGATCCACTCGGAACTGGTTGGCGCGAGCGCCTCCACCAATCATCTGAGCTTTAAAATCACTTAAATTTGCCATTTTTGATTTCCTTTATTATTCTTTATTATTTATATGTTACGCACCAATTTCTTCAAAACTTACTTCACTTCGTGCAGCAATGAAGTTGAGTGAGATGAAGTTGATTGAGCGATTAGGTTTAATAAAGATATCGGCAACAAACTCGTTACGATCGATAACTTCACCAGTATTGTTTGTATCATCACATTTAACTCTGAAGTCAACAATACCTCTTCGACCTTGTACATCTCGTAAGAATGGTTCAACTAAGTTCTTAAATTGTGCTCTTGTAAATGAATCGTTAAATTCAAATAACTGATAACGAGCAGCAATTGCAATAGCTTTTTCAAGAACAATGAACAATCTACGAACGTTAATTCTATCAAATGCACTTGGTTTAGCAAGAAGAGTTTTATCACCAAATAGAACTGTACCTTCACCAGGGAATGTTACAACTGGGTTGATACCTGCTTTATAAAGTGTATCTCTTTCAACTTTACCAGGGTTAACAGCAAGTTTAACAACGTTCTTAATTTGACCGCGATTTAAACCAGCTGGTGACCACCATGCATCGTTTGTATAATCTGTTCTAGCAGCAAGACCAGCGATATCACCGTTAAGTGGAACCCAACGATATGTATCATTGTATCTGTCATACTGATATTTATATCCAGAATCAAGAACAGCATATGAAGAAGATGGTAATTCATTTCTAAATGCTACTAATGCATTAGCTGCATCAGAACCACTACCAACAATAATATCTTCAGATGTTGCATTGATTGGTGATATGAAAGCTACACAGTCTTTTCTTACTTCAGCAACATTACTAATAATGAAGTCTGCAGTTTCATGTGGTGTTCTACCACCTAAGACTAATGAAATATCATATAAATCAGCATTTGCAAATGCAGCAAAAGCTGTTTGAATATTACCTTGTGTAGGATTAATATCTAATGTACCACCAGTTAATGATATTGTTTGTGCATCAGATAAGTCTTTAAAGCCTTTATTTGGCTCTGTTTCAGCACCAATATCAAGTAATGCTGCTGTATCTGTAATTGTTGATGCGTTTGTCGTACTTGTTGCTGCAACCTGTGTAGTATGATCCATCCACCAAATATAACGTGATTGAGCATTAATTACTGTTTTATAGTAATTATTAGATCCATCTGTCTTTTTAGCATCAGCAGCTTTAGAAACAAAAGCAAATTTTTCTATAACAACGCCTGGAGTACCAGTAATATCGCCGTCTTCGTCAACAACAACAATATGCATTTCGTCGCCTTGTGAACCTTTACCTGCTACATATTCTGAAGTACCTGGTTGTGTATCAAATTCATCTTTATACACCCATGTACTATATGTTGTATAGTCAGCCATAGAAACTTTAAGTGAGTTACCTAGTGTTCCTGGATATTTAGCTGCCCATGGACCAATAATACCACCACCATTTACATAGTAGTTAATGTAGTCATCAGTATTTTTAATTTTAAACCCAGTAAATTCTAAAGTCATTGTAGCTGTTGCAGATGTACCTGAAGAAGCCTCAATTGTAATAAGTGCATTATCAGCAACGCCTGTATCAGGGTCTAATAGATAACCACTACCTGGATTAGTAATAGTAATAGATGTTACAGCACCAGTTTGTTCATCAATTTCTGCTACAGCAGTAGCTTGTGTACCACCACTAATATCTGGTGCAGAAATAGTTACTGCAGGAGCAGTAGTATATGAATCACCAGCTTCAGTAATTGTAATAGAAGCTATTCGGCCTGTTTGTTCAGCCACAGCATTTACTGATGTAGAATCTACTCGTGATACCAATAAATTGTTTGTGTATGATAGGAAGTTTGCGGCTGTAAAGAACGACTGACTGTTACCTGTTGTAGGTCTACCAAATCTTTCTACAAGAACATTCTCAGATGTAACTGTAACTGGTTCTTCAACTGGTCCCCAAACAAATGTACCAGCAAAAGCACCAGTAGATGTAGAAACGGCAGGAACAATATTAGTTAAGTCCTGTTCTGTTACCACTACTCCTGGAGATAATTGAAACGCCATTATGTTTCTCCTTAATTAAGTAAGTTTAGAGTTTCCTCTATAATGTTATTTATATTATTATAATATTCAAAAATTCGCTAGCACTTTATCAGATTCTTCTTCCTGTCCATCATTATAAAAACCAAATGGAGTTAATTCGTCCTCGATATGTTGTATATGAGATTCATACATTGCTTGTCTCATATTAACATCATTTAAGTCTTTAAAGTATGGGTTGGAAGTCAACCAACTAAATAATACCAAAGTCATAACTAAATCATCATGATAACCTTCATCTGCACAAAAGGAACCCCTCTTTTCAATGAAAGTTGATAACTCTGCAATGGTATCTACATCTTGTATAATTAACTTATTCTCTTCAACCATTGATTTCAAATTGGTACAACCAATTCTTTTAACCTTTTTATCAGTAATAACCCCTAATTGGGTTTGTCCACCGCCAAAACCACCGGAAACAACTTGTCCATTAGAGCCTCTATTGACAAAAAGGATATTCTCGTATTCAAGTTCAGAGTAGAGTATTGCTGCTACTTGTTCGCTTGAATTTACTTCTATTAACACGTATGCATTATTATAATCTACGGCCATTTTATGTATTACATTTGGGTAGAGTAATGGGCTTATCTTATTATCCCTATATTTTGCTACCTGCTTATATGGCACTTCTGTAATATCTATTATATTAAATGCAGAATAATCAGCACCAACGCCCTTTGCTGTATCTGCAACAATAACGTATGTATGATCTTTTTCCGGTTTATTAAATACATCTAAACCATCTTTACTATATTTATTATTTGTAGGATTTAGCTTGGCCAGAACATCTGCTCGTATTAGTGTTAAGCTTGATCCTAGGAATGTACATAGTACTTCTTGGTTAAATTTTAACTCACCGAGCTGTCTTTTTTGTTCTTCTGCCCATTTTTCATCTCTACCGGGAATCTTCCAATATGGTATAAACAATGGTACAAAGTCATTATTACCCTGTTCTGCATCATTCCAGAATCTCCAAAAATGATTATAACCTAATGGTGTAGAAGATAATAAGATCTTAGATGTTGTACCAGCAGAAATTGTAGGATAAACTGAAGTAAAGAAGTCTTCTGCTACATTATTAGGTATAATTGCGGTCTCATCAACATATAACATGTTAACAGATTTACCTCGAATACCTGAACTTGATGTTGCTGCAGTAAAGACAACTCCATTATTTTCTAATTCAATATCACCTTTATTCCATGTAATGACACCTTGTTGCATCCATTTCGGCAAATGTTCATACATTAATTGGTATCTGTTAAGTACTTCCCTCGCGGCGGTTGCTTTGTTTGCCAATATGGCGACCGTTTTCGAATCTTGAAATATAGTATACCATAGAATGTACGCAGCACTCGTGGTAGTTTTACCTTGCTGCCGACCTTCCATAAGAATGACTTTACGATTTTCATGTATTATTTTAACCTTTTCACGTTGACACTCATATAATTTAAACGGTTGTAGACCATGATCTAGTGTAATAATCTTACAATAGTTCTCAATAAAATAGATAGGATCTTTACGACATTTACGAAGTTCTATAACATCATCTTCTGTAAATGGTACCGTAACTCCTGCTGCTTTTAAATTAGGATTACCTAAATAAACTTGTGCCATTAAAATTGAGCTTCCCAGTTCTCTGTGACAGGATCATCAGGAGAAGGCGAGGTTGCTGTATATTTTGTGTTTATAGGTTCTGAAAGATTAGTATTGACTGTTGTAATAACACCTTGTTCACTAACATAACCATAAACGTTTGTCTTCAACTGAAAGTTCAGTGTATGAGTTACAAATCGTCTTGTCTGAAAATCACCATCATATTCATCGTTAACCTGTACTGATTGTAAAATCACAGGAACATCTTGTACTACATCTAAAGCTGGTAATGCATTAACTGCCAATGTATATTCAGGTGTGAATATTGGCAAGATCTGTTCTAAGATTTGCATACCATCTTCTTGTGTTTTTGTAATAATGTATAAACTAATATCTATATTATATGGGGCAGGACTAAATGTAGATTTCTTATTAGTACCATTCAAATTCTCGCATGTAATACGATTTAGTTTATTTGTTTTTCTTGTTGGGTCATAAGCATAACTTACAATTTCAAAACTCATTCTTGGTAGTGAAACATATGTATAGTTATTTAAAGATGGGTCTCCATCTACTCTTACTAACCATTTTTCTTTTGGAGCATACGCTAATGGCACTTGTATTGTTTGTTCTACTTGACCATCATTATTTGCTCTTTGAATTCTAATATCAGAGAATAGACGACCAAAAGCAACAATACTTTTTCTTATTGCTCCATGATAATAGACTTGATCGTTTAACATTAGTTAACTTCTCCAAATGGGTTATCTTCTGAAAATAAGATATCAGCAGCTTCTTCTTTAAATTTATTATTGTCACCAAAAGAATCTTGTTTATCTAGATTCTCAATATAAGCGACTGCAGTTGCTCCAGTTCCAACACCTGTAATTGTTACAGTGGGCGGCGATGTATATCCAGATCCAGGATTATCTAAACGTATTCTTATAACTTCAGTGTCATTAACACCAACTTGATCTCCAAGTATCGCAGTTGCCGCTGC